CCACGCGAACGGCAAAAGCACTTCATCGTCACCCGGGTCCATACCCCGGAAGTCGAGACCGACCCCATCTCGCAGATAGATCTGCAAGCCGTTCTCACTCGTCGTACCTGGACGCTGGACTGGCACGAGTTGCAGGATGCAGAATGCTGGCTGCAAGGCTGGCAATGAAACTCCGAAAGCAGGGCCGGGATTTTGCGACTAGCATCGCGATATGACGGCACTTTTCTGCAAAGGTGAAACCCTGTAGCAGCCAATGCTGTCACAGTGCCACCTTTGAACAGGAAGCTTTTCCGGATGACCCTCTATGTCGAACTCGCCAGCGCCTTCAACACCCTCAAAGGCGGATTCGAGCCGTTGCGCTGCGTGATCTCCACGCGTGATCAGCGCGCCTACGATGTCGAGGTCTTTTCCCGCAGCGGTCAGTCGGTACTGAACCGCCCTATCGCCCGCACCGAGTTGCTCGACGCGGCCATGCTCGAAGCCTTCATCCTCGACAGCCGCTCACGTATCGAGCGCGATGCGGATGAAACGCCCTACTGGACGATTCCCTCCTAAACGAAAAAGGCCACTCGAACAGGAGTGGCCTTTTCATTTGGATGGTGCCCGAGGCCGGAATCGAACCGGCACGACGGTTAAGTCGAGGGATTTTAAGTCCCTTGTGTCTACCAGTTTCACCACTCGGGCAGAACCGAACCCTCAGACAAGCGGATTCGTAAAACCTGATCCAGTATTCATACATCCCTGGATGATGAAAAGCCCCGTAGACCTGGGATCTACGGGGCTCTCAATAGTGGAGGCCGAGGTCGGAATCGAACCGGCGTACACGGATTTGCAATCCGCCTCCAAAATTCAGCTAAATCATTGTCTTACACGCAAATCATTTCCGCAAGCTTTACCCTTTTGACTGCGCGAAACGCAGCATTGGCGCGGGTTGCAAAATTCGATGCGGAAACGATTTCGCCCCTCCTTCCGGCGTTCTGCCGACCGAAAATCCCCTCCTTTCGTCACCACCTGCTCGACATCCTCCCCGGCGGAATTACTGTATGTCCGAACAGTAAAGACGCGACCATGTTTCTCGACCCAGACAACCCCACCGTCACCGGCCTACGGGATTACCTCGCCTATGAGCGCGACCGGCTCAACTTCCCGGAGATGTGGCATCGGTTCTGCACCTCGGCCGCCATTGCCCTGCTGGAGCGCAGGGCCATCAGCCAACCTGACTGCGTCGAGTTCTGCGAGCTGGCAGATGCGGGGTTCGACTGCTCGCTGGAGATTCACGCGACCTGGCCTCGCGGGTGGGACATCCGGCTCAGCTACGAGCTGAAATGCCCGCTGACTGGCGAGGTGTGGGCGACATCAGGCGGGCCCAGTTTCGTCAGGCCAGAACTGGGGCGCCTGCCAGTTGGTCAGTTCAGCCGCCGCGGCGAGGGGCGCGTCCACCTGGTGGACATGCGCCAAGAGGAAGTCCTGGGCGTCTTCGTTACGCCGACCGCCGCCGAGATCGACGGCCGGCTCTACGAGATGGTGCTGACCGGTCGATGGGATGGACAGAAAGTGGCGCCCATCGCGTGCACATGACTCAGCAGCGCTACGCTACTCGTTCACCTATCACCACAGGGCATGGAACGAGCCATTCCCACGTGGGCGTCCCATCTGCCGGTGTCTTTCCAGCCCAGTAGAGATCCGCCAGATAGTATTTTCCTAGAGGCGAGTTATCCGAATTTAGCAGCCGCATATCCGCACGGAAGGCGTTGTCACTCTGTAGCTTGAATACACGCGGGGTATTAGCCTTCAGCTTCTCAGCCATCTTCGTTGCCGCGTCTAGGCTTTCGACAGCAAAGATGCATTGATAACGGCTTGGCGCTTCGGGGTAGCGAAGGCGCCTTACCAAATCAAACAGCATTTCCAGTTCTACATCGCCTACGGGCGCATCTCTGTAGGTGCCAAGTAGATATCCAAGTCCGTGATGGGAAAGCCCACTGGGGTACATCTCCTTCACATGAGATGCCAACTCAGCATTCGGGATGTGCGCGTCATCAACGAGTTCACAGACCATTCCCTCAAAAAGCTTCCCTGCTCTATCCACCGTATAGAATTCCATCGTTGGCCTCCCGCCGTTTCAAACTGCAATTATTGGCAGACGGACACTGCTGTCGCCAGCTCTCGCTCGTACCCTATCCGCTGGCGACGCTCGGCCAGCAGCGCCCGGACCTTCACCTCCAGGCTGTCATCCCTCCGCAGCCCATCCGCCGCCCAGGTCGGTACCGCCGGCGCCTTCACCCGGCACGGCACGGGGACCGGCACCTCTACGCGCACCACGCGCGGCTCAGGCTCGGCGACGGGCTGGGCACCGCATCCCGCCAGCGCGACCAGCATCCCCACGATGATCCACCTCATAGCCCCAGCTCCTTGTCGATGATGGCCGCGGCGGCCGTCGCCGGGTCGCCGCCAGTGCGCTCCTGCTGCAGGCGATTGGCGGCCTGGTAATCTCCGGCGGCTGCCTTCGCGGCCTGCTGCTGGATCGGCTCGGCATCCTTGGCGCGCTTCTCGGCGGCCAAACGGAGATCAGCCAGCGCCAGGTTCTGCTGGCCGACCTGTCCTTCCAACGTGCTGCTGGTGGTCCTGCAGGAAGCCAGGGCGCTGGCCGAGGCCTCCGCTGCTCTCGTCTTGGCGTCGACGATGGGCCGATAGTGGCCCGCGGTCAGCCAGTAGGCCGCGCCGGCACCAGCCAGCGCACCCACGGCGAGCAACACGACTGCGGCGACCGCGAGCACGGCCACCCTGTACTGCTCGACGACGGCCATTACTGCACCCGATCCAGCAGCAGGGTCAGGAAGGCCTTCGGGATGGCCTTGAGCAGGATGTGGCCGACGTCGTTGGGATGGACCTTGTCGGTGGTCGCCCCCTCGCGAATCTGGTCCTGGCCGCTCGCGTCCCGGGCACCAGTGATTGCCGCGGCGTACCCGGACATGAGCACCACCCCGGACAGGCTCGGCAGGTAGTTGGCGTTGAAGTCGCGCCGGATACTGTCCGCGGCGCCCACCGCGCGGTAGTCGGTGTTGCACGGCAGCGCCTCGAGGATAGCCACCAGGGGTCGCAGGCCTTTGCCCTGGAGCGTGGCCATCACCCTGGCCATCGCGCCCTTCGCCCGGCGAAGCGCCGCGGTGGTAATGCCGCCGGCGGCCACGTCGTTCACCGACCAGGGCGCGTAGAACAGCACCGTGGGTCGCACGCGGTCGACGTGGTCCTCCACCATCCTGTTGTAGACCGCCGGCGCCTGGGCGTGCAGGCCGGCGTTCCAGTATTCGATGGGCCGCGCCGGCGTGCTCAGCTCATAGGCCGCGCGCTGGATAGCGCCGTAGTCGCGGACGTCGCCACCGAGGCCTTCGACGATGCTGTCGCCGCAGAGCATCAGCTGGTGGCCACGGGCCTGGCTGACGTACTGGATCGCTGGCACCACAGCCTTGGCATCGCCGCCGCTGGAATAGACGTTGTTCTGGGTGAAGGCACCCTTGTTGGTGACGCCCTGCGCCTCTTGGTTCGAGCAGCAGTAGATGCGCGGGCCGATCGAGCGCCAGAAATACAGATCGTTGTTGGGCGTGGTCAGCTTGGAGCCGGCCGGGAACTCGATCCGCACCACGACGATGGGTCGGCCACCCACGACATCCGTGCGCGCGATGCTGGGCAGCTCAATCAGATCCGACCAGGTCATGCTGTAGCGCTCGGCCTCGATCTGCTTGGGTAGATCCACCGTCGCCGAACCGTTGAACGTGCAATCGATCCACTCGCCGCCCTCGGGCGAGGTCTGCACCAGGTAGTTCGCGGCTGGCGCCGAAGCCGAGAGCCCTACGCAGGCCTTCACGCCCGTGACTGGCGCGGTGTGGATGTTGGGGATGCCGATCCGGAAGGCCATGAACGGCGCCTCCAGCTCGATCTGCATATTGAAGGTGATGGCGTTGGCGGCGTCCTGGGTCTTCATCCGGCCGAACAGGTGCTTGGTCAGCACGTTCGTGCCGGTGGTCATCAGGCCATCGAGGCGGCCTTGGTCGTCGAGGCGCTTGTATAGGTCGCCGAACAGGCGCTGGAACGGTAGATCCGAGATAGGCAGGGGCATGGTCCCTCTCCTTGAGGTGACGCGGTGGGTACAGCGGAATGGGTGGGTCAGGCGGTAGCGCGCTTGGCCTTGTCGCCGACCGCGATCGCAACGGCGGAGGTAGCGCCCAGGAATAGGGATTGCTCGGCGGTGCGGCGCCGTGTCAGGCCATACATCACCGCACCATCGTTCTTGTTCCAGACCAGGAACTGGTCGGCGGCCCCGGCGTAGTCCATGGCGTTCAGCTTGCGCAGGAGGGTCGATTCGCCCAGGCCCTCCGCCTTACCGTTCTGGTTCTCGTCCAGGCCCACGTTGTAGGCGAACGAGATCAGGGCATCGAACTGGCCCTGGGTCAGAGGGACCTTGACCAGGCGCTGCACGCCGGCCTCGGTTGCGGCCAGGTCCCTGACGAAGGTGGCGTCGGCCTGGGCCTGGGTCCACACCAGGCCACGCTTGACCTCCGGACCGGTGTGACCCCAGCCAATGGTCCAAGGGCGGCCGTCTACGCTACCCGGATCGGGATAGGCGCTGAGGCGACAGCTTTCGTAGTGGTGCATGAGGGCGATGCCCTCCGCAGATGTGCGCATAGCTTTTCTCCGGGCACAAAAAAGCCCGCACGGTGGCGGGCTGATGGGGTTGAGCATCCTCACGAGCGCGAGGATTCAGAAGGTTGCGGTGCTATCCGGCGGGCGATTCCGCGCGAGCGTGAGGATTCAGCGCCGGCCGTAGCGGCGCCGGCCGCCCAGCACCGGGCCCAGGTAGAAGACGGCGGCCCGCGGGCGCGCCATGCCCTCCCCGGTCCGGGCCATGCGCCAGAGGATCTGATCGCACACCGCCTTGGGGAAAAGCATCGTGCGGTACAGGAAGTCGTGCATCGCGCTCATGCGGTTGCCGTAGCCGGCGATGTAGGCGTACAGCAAGACCGCCAGCGCGGCGATCACCGCGGCGACGATGGCCAGCACCACCGGCAGGCCGAAGGCGGCGCTGAACATGCCGAACACCAGGGCGATGATCGCGCCCCAGCGGAACACCTCGCGGAGGAAGCGGATGCTGGCCAGGTCGGTCGGCGACGGCGCCGGGCAGGTGATCATCCCCACAACCGGGTCGTGGAAGGAGAACACCTCCTCCACCACCCACTCCCAGCGCGCCGTCTGCCGCATCAGCGGGTACCGGTCGAACTTGCCGACCTCAGGGATCAGTTCGGGAACTGCCATGCCACATCCTCCGGATGCTCCGAGACGCCGATGGCGTAGCGCGCGCCCTGCCAGATGCCCAGCACCTTCCCCGCCTTGCCGCAGTAGAGCTGACCGGACTCCAGTACCACCTGCACGAGATCGGCGAAGGTGCCGCCGATGCCGTAGGCCTGGCGCTGCTCGTGCATCGAGGTCAGGAATGGGGTGGAGGGCTTGGCATCGGCCAGCGCCCTGCTCCAGTTCTCGGCCTCCGTCATCTGCCTGTCCCAGGTGGATATCTCGAAAGTTGGGTTGTAGCTTTGCACCACTGCTGACGAGTTCAGGAAGTCCCGATTCAGAGCATCCAGGCGCTCCTGCCGGCGCAGCTCCAGCGGCTTGACGTAGGGAGCCGGCTCGGCGTCCAGCTCCTGCCACCCCGGCCGGAGCCAGCGGGCCCACTTCCCCGGCGGTGGAGTAGGAGTTCCGGGGTAACCGCTCATGTCACCGTAGATATCCACCTCGATAGTGTCACCACGATAGATATAACCCTCGTCCCACAAATAGAGCTTGATGGTCTGGGGAATATCCGCCTCAGCTCGCTCTTGGCTATTGGTGCTTACTGTCTCTACCATTTAACTCACCTTCACGTAGGACTTGATATACACGCTTTGATCGGGAAGCGGCGGTATCCAGAACTGGGCCGCAGGGTCATAGTGCTGACCAATGATCGTGCCGTTCATATTCAACTTATTCCCGGATAGCTGTGTCGGCCACCAGAGGAAGCCGCCATATTGTCCGGCTGGAACGCCGGAGTAGTAGGTCCAGGTTGCGCCGTCAGCGCTGAACGCAACCACGTTATAGGTTGCGCCTGAAACCGTAACAACGCCCCCGCAAACCACCTGGCCATTGAAGAGTCCCAGACCACCCCGATAGGTGAAAGGCACAGTAACTGCGGCCGACCACGACTGACCGTTGTTGTCGCTGTAGTGGAAAACGTTTCCTTGAGCGCCTTGGTATTGGACTGTTGCCATAATGACCAAGCGGCCGCTGGGCAGAATTTCAATCCCTGATACGGCAAACGCTGGAATAGCAAGTCGGGTCCAGTCTTTTCCGTTCGCACTGCGGAAAAGATAGTTACTGCCGCCGCAGGCCCAGAAGTAACCGCCGACAAATTTAAACAATGAAGCGGTAGCGTACGCACTCAAGCCGCCACCTGTAGCAGATATCGCTGTAAAAGCGAAGTTTACCCCATCGCTACTTGTACTTACGCCGTCCCCGGGATGCCAACTTACAAGCACACCATTGCCCTGAGCAATATAGTTGTCATAGCCAGGATTTATGCCAAGCGGCTTATAGACCCCGGTGGCTGACGTACCGCTAATATCCGAAAACGCCCAGAGCCGGTCACGCTGGTTCTGCAGTGAAACGAAGAAAGTCCCCTTGAAGAACTCAATCTGGCGAGTGATGTAGCCGTTACCTGTCGCCCCCGCGCCATTGATCGTGAACTTTGCCCACGTCCCGCCACCGTCAAGAGACCGGGCGAAAATGAGGTCTTCATTCGTGGGCGCCGCCACCGTGTTGCCGTTCTTCGCGAAAATCCCAGTCGGGTTGAATTGATAGGTGCCGAGATTTCGGGTCCAGTCGATCAGGGCGCCCAGGCGGGCGAAGAGCTTCGGGTAGGCCGCCTGATTTGCCGTCAGCCCGGCGGCGATAGGCACGTAGCTGGCGCCAGGGTTCACCGACGAATAGAGGTAGTCCCCCGGGCGCAGGCCGACGTCCTGATAGCTCACCGACTTCTCGTTGGCGTCCACAACGATGGCCTTGCCGGCGTTCCCGGCCAGGCTGCCGAGGCCGGCAGCAGAGCCGGCGGCGGCGGCGAAGACCTGGGCGCTGTCGGCAGATGCCTTGGCGGCGTCGGCCGATGTCTTGGCATTGCCAGCCTGGATCGCGGCCAGATCGACCTGGGCACTGGCGTCCTTTACGGACTGGGCCGCGGCCTTTGCGCTCGCTGCCGCCTGGTCTTTGAACGTCGTGACGTCGGTAACCTGATTCCCCATCCAGGTGATCGCGGTGATGAGGTCCTCGGTGAACGGGCCGATGGAAGCGGCCCATTGGTCTGCCACCACCGGATAGACGTCGCGGGCCATTGCCCGGTTGGGCGCCACAGTGGGTTTGCGGATGGTTGGAAGGGCCATCAGATGAGCGCTCCTACTTCAAGGGTGCATTCGGAATACTTGCCGTTCGGGCAGACCACGTTGAGGTCGCCGAACCGGCCGTAGATGAGGGTCCACTCGCGCTTCAGGTCCCCGATGAAGACGGCGGGCCGCGTGAGGTATTGGGTGAGCAGGCGCCGGAAGCTGGTGACCTGGCCGTCAGGGATGGAGATCGGGTAGGTGACGTTGTAGCTGTAGCCTCGCTCGGTCACGTAGTCGTTCCCGAAGGCGTCCTTCTCCTTCGTGCTGAAGTCGGTGATGCCGAAGTTGATGCCCATGAGTGCGGTCCCCAGGGTGACGACCTGGCCAGCCACCGCCATGGAGCAGGCAGCGGTGCCGCCGGCGCCCGCCTCCACCAGGATGTGGATCCGGGCTGTGCCGTAGGCTGGGAGATCGGTCAGGGCGAAGGCATCTACGCGCTCTACGGACGTGAACAGCCACTCCCACATGTCGCCGGCCGCCGGATCGACCAGGCTGACCACCTTCGGCCCGTAGACCACCCCGTCCACGGGATCGGTCATGGTGATGGTCGCCTGGTAGCCCGACAGGCCGAACAGTGCCAGGGCGTTCACCACCGAACCCGGCGTGATGTCGACCTCGATGCTCGTGGGGTTCGACGTGAGGGTGCCCAGCAGCGTTACCTGCCGCTGCACCTGCCCGCTGGCCTGGGTGATCACCTGGCCGGCGGACTTATCGAACATCCGCCAGCGGTTGGTGGCGCCCGTGTCCAGCCACTTCGGCGCCGTGGCGCTGTCAGCGGCTGGCTCCACTGTGTTGCTGTCGATCAGGGACTCGAACACATGGTGGTTCTGGATGACCCTGGCGCCCTTCTTGTAGGTCCCCGCCACCCAGGCCGGGGCATCCGTTTCCGGCACGCTGGAGTAGAGATTCGCCGGCGTAATGCCTACCGGCTTGATCATCATCATGCTGTGGCTCCTTCAGCAGCAGCCTGGTTGCGGAGTACCTGGGTGTTCACTGCGGCCTTGCGGGTGTTGTCCACGACCCAGAACAGACGATCGTTCCCGGTACCGGTGGCGCTGAGGATCTGCTGCAGCAGCGCGACAACGCGGCTGAGGTCGGCCTCGGACAGCATCCCTGCGGTCTGGCGGGCGTTGTAGACGTAGCCGGGCTGGGCGAAATCGATGATCTCGGGCCCGAACTCGCCTACCAGTGCCTTGCCGCCAGGAAAGCCTCCACCTGCCGCGAAGGCCGGCATTTTTTCCCCGTTGGCAATCGCAGCCGCGCGGATGGCAGCGGCGACGTCATGAACGCCGCCGTTGGCCACCTGCCCGACCCAGTACGCCATATCCGCCGCAGTAGGATCGCGACCCAGGATCGACGCATAGGCTGCCGATACGCTGCCTGGTGCAGCTGCAACGTTGGCCGCGCCAGCAGCACCGATGGCAGTCGCCAGGTTGTTGCTGTTGACGGCCCCGCTGCTGAGCTGCCCCTTCCAATAGGCCGCGCCAGCCGAATCTGCCGACCGCCCGAGCGCAGCCTTGTAGGCCGCCTCGATGATGCTGTCCGCGTTGGTGCTGCCCGTCCCGTTGGGAGCCGCGGTGCCGATAGCCTCGCCGAACTGCTTGAGCGCCTCCTCGATGCTGAGCAGGGTGTTGTTCACCCCGTTGATGCCGTCGAGCTGCGCCTGGGCCAGATCCAGCTGCCCCTGCAATTTGGCCGAAGCCATGTCGTAGGACTTCTTGCTCTGGTCGAGCTGGTCCTGAAGGCTCTTGACGGTCTTCTCGGCGTTGGTCAGCTGGTCGCCGGCGGTGATCGACAGCTCATTGATCAGGGCAGTAGAGCGGCCCTGGTCACGCGCGAACGACAGCCAGTCGCCATACTTCCCAGCGCTGTTCCCGGCGACGGTGGAGACCGCCTGGTCCAGCCCCTGGAAGTTCGCCAGGCTGCCGCCTGCACGCGCGATCGCCGCGGCGGACTCGAGAGTTGCCGTGGCCTGCCCGTAGAGCACGGAGGTCGCGGCGTCGCTCTGGCCTTGCAGCGTGCGGAGCGCCGTGGTCAGGTTGGTGGCCATCGAGGTCAGCGAGGAAACCGCCGACTGCGAGGTCGTCAGGCTGGCGTTCAGCGACTCGGTGCGCGCGGCGTAGGCCGCGGTGAGAGCATCCTGCTCCCGCTTCACAGCTCGCTGCAGGGTGCCCATGGCACCGCTCAGCATCGCTGCCTGCGCCTCGGCCAGGGCCTGGGTCGCTTGCTGCATCCGTTGCTCAAGGACGTCGTAGTAGGCCTTTGCCTGGCCCTGGAGACCGAGCAGCGTGGCGATCTGCTCCTGGCCGGCTTCCGTGGTCTTGTCCATGGACTCGACCAGGTCCCGGAAGCCATCCCGGGTGGCAGGCAGGGTGATGTTCACCAGACCGAACTGGCGAACCGCCTCGGCCATGGTGTCGTTGGCCTTCTCGGTATCGCTGAAAAAGTTCTGGTAATACCCGGCTGCGTTCTGCTGCAGGGCGGAAAGACCGCCAGCCGCGGCTGCCATCGACTCCGCCAGTTTGCCGCCGGCGACGCTCGTGTCGAACATCCCGATGGACAGATAGCGGAACGCATCGTTGACGCTGTGGAGGTTGTTGACGAAGGCCGTCAGCGTCTCGAAGTTGTACCCACCCAGGCCGGCGCCGGTGGCGTCGTTGATGGCCGAGGTCATCGAATCGGCCACGGTCGAGAACCAGGCGGTGATCTCCTTCTGGATCTCTTCCTGGGTCTTGTCCTTGGTGCTGATCTGGGTGCGGCCGATGGTGAGACCGCTCAGGACGCCATCATTGAGCTGGACGCCGAGCTTCTTGTAGAGCGTCTCGACGCTGTCCTCGGTCGTGTCGTAGACCTCCTGCAGCGCGCTCTCCGTAGCCGAATCAAGCGCGGTGAAGTTCGTGCGCTTCTTGTTCTTCCCGAACAAGCCGCCCTTTTTCTTCTGGTACTCGAACGATGCGCCGTCGAAGTCGCCACCGGTGACGCCCAGGGCGAGACCGTTGTCCTTCGTGATCCAGTCGCCGCCCCAGACAGAGCTGCCCAGCATGCCGCCGAGCATGGCCCCGATCGCAGCGCCGATGGCGGTACCGATGATCGGAACGACGGAGCCGATAGCGGCGCCAGCGTAGGCACCAGCAACCGCACCGCCAGCGCCAGTTGCAGCGCCTTTCAGCCCTGCAGCCTGGTAGCCGGCGATGGCGCCACCGATGCCATAGCCTGCGGCGCCAAGCGTCGAGAGACCCGCAGAAGACGCAGCAGTGCTGGCGGTACTGGCGGCGGTGTAGCTGACGCCAGTGCTCGCGGTATTGCCCAGGTAGCCCAGACCAGCAGCGGTGGCGTCTACACCGGCGCCGATTGCTGCATTCGCCCCGGTGGACGTCAGGCTGGTCGCGGCCGAACTGGCTGCGCTCGACCCGAAGTAGCTCGCGATGGACGAAGCGCCGTAGTCATAAACGCCGCTCAAGCCACCGGCCTGATAAGCGTTGTACAGGTTGGCGCCGGTACCGGTGAGGAAGTTGTACGCTTTGAGGCCGGTATCGGCCAGGCTTAGAGCGCTGGAAACGCCGGAGCCGCCGGAGCCGCCGCTACCGCTATTGCCCCCCAGGAGGCTGCTCAAAGAGCCGACGATCCCGCCGGAGCTGGAGCCGCCGCCGGTGAGAAGTTGCCGGACGCCTATCCTCGCGAGGTCAGTCCCGACCGAGCGCACGAGGTCCTTGAACGACGCTTTGCTCCTGGTGACGAAGGCCACCAAGTAATTCTCGATACCAGAGAGGGCATCGGTGAATAGGTCGCGCGTCTGGCCGGCGACGTCCCGGGCGGCGCTGAGGTAGTCCTGGAATGCCGAGTTGGCACCTTTCGCCCAGTACGCCTGCGCGATAGCCATCGTCTTGTAGTTGGCGACGGTCTGGTCCGTGAGGTCCTGCTGCTGGCGCTGCAGCAGGGCCAGGCGCTTGGTGTATTCCTCCTGATCGATGCTGCGCTCGGCGAGCTGCTTGTCCAGCTCCTTCAGGCCTTTGACGTACTCGTCGTTGACCTTGTTGAGCTCGGCGTAGAGCTGCGCCTCCTGGCGCCCCATTCCCACGGCAGCTGCCGCACGCTCGCCCTGCTGGCGGAGCGCCTCGACCTGAGCACCAAGCGCAGCGCTGTAGGACTCCGTGGACAGCTGCAGCTTGTTGAGTCGGCCCTGCTCTTTGATGGTCAGCTGATCGCGCTTTGCATCGAGATCCGATAGGGCTTTCGTCTGTGCCGTCTGGGCATCGCTGAGGCGATGCGCCAGCTGTATCCGTTGCTGCGCAGACAGGTTCCCCCGATCCTGCAGCTGCTCAATGGCACCGATCTGGTCGTCGTAGGCAGCCCGGACCTTTTCCTTTTCCTGGTCCAGCAGTGCCACGCGCTGGGTGTAGGCGTCCCGCTGAGATACCAGACCCGCCTGTGCGCTGGCTTCGATCTTTTTCTCAGCCGAATCGTATTCGCCGACCACGAGTTTCAGGTCGTTCTGCAACTGGTTCAGCGACTCAGTGTCGAGCGCCGGCGCCTTCACCTTAGGGATCTTGGCGTCTTTGTATTTCGCCTGGATGTTGGCGATGACCTTGTCCACGGCGGCCGGATTGAGTCGGTCGTCGTTCGGATTTACCTCGCGAAGGTCTTCCAGGCTCCGCTTGTACTCATCGATCTCCTTGTTGCGCTTCTCTTCGTTGCTCAGCGTCGACTTGGTCAGGGCGTCGATCGCCTGAGCGGCCTGTTTCGCCTTCGTCTGCTTCTCGTTGTAGACGCCTTGGGCCGCGGCGATTGCGTCCTCAGTGTCCTTCTGCTGCTGAGCCAGCACCAGCTGGGATCTCAGCTGCTCAATCTGGGCTTTGCGATTGGCATCGTCCCGGGCCGCCTGGCGGCCGCCCGTGCTGCTGGTGACACCTTCCAGCTCGGCGATCTGCTTTTTGAGATCGGAAATCCTGTCCTGCATGGTGTCAGGACGGCCAATGTTCAGCATGGCATCCCATGCTCTCTTGGCCATGCTTCCGAGCGAAGCCCAGGCACCTTCGATGGTTCCTAGGTTGCGCTTGATCTCTGCTGAGCGCTCAGTCAGGGCCTTGGCGTAGGCATCCTCGGCGACCCGGGCCGCCTCTTGCTTGTCACCCTGCTCTTCCAGCGCCTTGATCTGTTCGTATACAGCCAGGGTGAGGAAGCGATATTTCTCATCTAGTGCGGCTGCGGCTTTCGTTGGTTCGTCTGCGAGACGCACGAACTCCCCGACCACATCGTCGATGGCTCTTCCAGTGGCGCTGGAGAACGCTACCGCTGCCTTCCCAATAGTCTCGAACTGAGAGGCGGGGATCTTGGCGCTCTCGGCCAGCAGAACCAGTGCCTCCGAGGCTTGCCCCGTAGTCCCAGTGGTGCGCGATATCGATGCAGCCATATCGGCCATCTGGCCAGTCGACACCCCAGCGGCATTGCCGGTCAGAATGATCGCCTTGGTATAGCGGGATGCCTCCTCGCTGCCCTGGTAATAGGCGACGCCCAGGACTGCGGCGGCAGCGGCTGCCAGGGTGAAGGGGCTCACCAGGCCCAGGACGTAGCCACCCAGGGCCTTCGCCGCAGGGCCTATGCCGCCGAACATATCTTTCAGCTGGCCGCCCTGCTGTAGGAAGACGGTCAGCGGCGCCTGGCCACCCTGGAGGCTGACGACGATGTCGGTCAGCTGAGCTGGGACACCACGCATTGCCGCGGCGGTCGCCTTGGCGGACATGCCGGTGCGTTCGAGCTGGGTGTCGAAGTTGCCGAGACCGGCGCGGGTCTGTTCCAGGCGGGTGTTGTACTGCTCGAAGGTGTCGGCATCGATGAGGCCGGACTTCTTGAAGCCCTGGAGTTTGCGCTGCTGGGCATCCAGGCGATCCAGAGCAGCGACGGTGGGGTCGATCTGGCCGAGCAGACGTGCGACCTGGTCGCCCTGCTCCTTGATGGCGCGCGTGGTCTTGGGCGCAGTGGCGGCCACGGCCTGGTTCTGGGCCACAACGGCGCTCAGCGACGCAGCGACGGCACGGAATTCGGCCGTGGACTGGCCCATCACGGTGCCGAGGTTCTGCAGCAGCTGGGCGGACTGCCGCTGCTGGGCATTCAGCTCCCGCAACTCGGCGACGGTCAGGCCGGACGACTTGGCCAGGTCGCCCAGGGCCTGGGCGGCGTACTGCTGCTTGAGGTTGAGCGCTGTCAGTTCTGCGCTGGCATGGCTGGCAGACTTCGCCATCTCGGACAGTGATTGGGCCGACTCACCAGCGGCGCGGGACGCTACCGCCTGCTTGAGATTGAGGGCCGCCAGTTCCTGGTTGGTGCGGCCGACAGCGTTGCCCAGTTCGCCTGCTGCACGGGCGGTCTCCGCCTGCTTCAGGTTGAGGGCGGCCATCTCTTTGTTGGTGCGCGCGCCCGACTGGACAAGGCGATCAAGGGCGCTGGCGGCCTCGTCGACCTCCTCCGAATAGATGCGGAGGCCCAGTTGCGCGATGGAGGGTCCGCTCATGCTTTTCTCCGGGCAATAAAAAACCCGCCGTAGCGGGTGTGGGAGTGGAAAGGGCTTGCCCTTATAGAGTTGTCAGATATAATGGACACATGAAAAACATCCAGACCACCGCTGCTTTCGATACCTGGTTCAACGGCCTGAAGGACCGCCAGGCTTACGCCCGCATCGCGGTGCGCATCAGCCGCCTGGCCGACGGCAACCCCGGCCAGCATCGCAACCTGAGCAACGGTGTGTCTGAACTGAAAATTGATCACGGCCCGGGCTACCGCGTGTACTACGTCGAGCGCAACGGGGTGACCTATATCCTGCTGTGCGGCGGCGACAAGAAGTCCCAGCAGAAAGACATTGAAACCGCCCTGTCCATGGCTGACAGGGTCTAAAGGAGGTTCGCTATGGCTGACACCAAACTCGAGACCCGCCCCTGGGACGTTGCCGAGCATCTTCGCGACGAGGAGGACATCCGCCTATACATCGAGGCTGCCCAGGAAGAGGCGCCGAACGATGCCGCCTTCCTCGCGAAGGTCCTCGGGGATGTGGCCCGCGCCCGCAACATCTCCCAGCTCGCCAGAGAAACTGGGATCACCCGGGATACGCTGTACAAGGTGACCCGAGGCGAAGGGAATCCCACCCTGGACACCATCAGTAAGCTGGCCCATGCGCTGGGCTTTCGCCTGACGCTACAGCCGCTGGCTGGAACCGAAAAGGTAGCCGCTGGCTAGGGCTTGTTCTCTCGGTTCTCCGCCATCGTCCGCAGGGCTTCCTTCTCCATGACACGGATGTCCCGGAACACCTCTCGGCGCCGGCGCTTGCCCCTGACGCCGGCCATGTCCATGACCACGGGCACGACGCTGTAATCAAGCCCAGTGGCGCCGCCCATGCCCGTGCGCCACTGGGTCATCATCCCCTCGAACACCGCGAACGACTGCTCGTTGGCCGCCCAGATCTCGATCACCTCCTCCTCGATGTCCTCGGGGAGAAAGCCCAGTGCCGACAGCTGTTCGGTGCTCGCGGTCGTCGCGTAGAGCAAGTGGGCGACCTCGGTCAGTTTCCCTCGCGGGCGCCCTCGTAGGTGGCCTTGTAGGCAGCGATGATCGCGTCCGGCACGGCGACGTAGGTGCTCACGAGAGCGCGCACGTTCTCCTCATTGAACTCCTCCTCGAACTCCCAGCCCACCATGATTTTCTGCAGATACTCGACCTGAAAGTCCTTCGACTGCTCGGTGACATCGATCATGGTCGAGCCGTTGGCGGTCATCAGATCGGCGAATTTCTTGCCCTGCTCGATCTCGGTTTGGATGAGGGCCGACACCTCGCTCCGGCTCATGAACTTGAACTCGATGTTCACCTTTACCGGCTTGCCGCCGATCTGCGGGATGTCAACGGGACGGGTGAAGGTGGGTTTCTGCTTGATACTGATCTTGGCCATTACTGCGCTCCGAAACGGGGGGTACTACAACGCCCTTAGGCGTTGTAGCGGGTGATACGGCTGGACAGAGAGAAGCTGATAACGCGGGTCATCAGCTGGCTGCGGGACATGGTCGGCACTTGGCTCATGCTGACGAAGCCAGGCATCAGGATCATGCTGCCGCTCGGCAGGATGACCAGCAGCGCGGTGCCCAGCTTGGCCTCGCCGTAGCCCTCAACCACCGGGACATAGGGCGCGTCGGGTTCGTCCTGCACGGTGATGGAGCAGCTCATGGGGCTGCGGCTGGTCGGGAACTGACGGTCGTCGTCCTCGCTCAGGTAGGTCACCGTCAGGAACTGCTGCTCGCCGCCGCTGGTGGTGAAGTCGGTGATCTTGGTGATCTCGGTCCGGCTCATGACCTTAACGAAGCTGCCCACGCCGCCGTTCGGGGTGTAGAAGGTCAGGTTCGAGGTGTCGACCTTCTCCAGCTGGAACGAGTCGGTGGTGACGCCGGCGACGCGCGCGACGCGGTTGTCTAGCTTTCCCCAGCCAGAGGTCAGCAGGACCAGGTCGCCATTGCTCATGCCGTGAGCGGCAGAGGTCACGACGGCCGGGACGGCGTTGGTGATTGCGGTGATGGGTTTGGCCGCCGACAGGGTGTTGGCGACTTGAACGATGGAGCCGTTAGGAAGCGGGACGCGGGTTGCCATTGAGGCGATCCTCTATCTGGAAATGAAAAAGCCCGCACTAGGCGGGCTGTCTCGGGGTTCCTCCGGGCGGAGGGGTATTGCCTCAGGCCGGACGGCGGCGCTTCGGCATGGCGGTGAGGCCGAGGGTGAAGGTCACCACCAGCAGCTCGTTGCGGTTCAGGGTGGGAAAGTAGCCACCGGTGGCGTAGGCCGGGAACGTGATCAGGGCGCCAGAGGGCAGCCGGATCTGCCAGGCCAGCAGGCGCTGGATGTCCCTGGCGCTCGTGATGAGCGTTGCGTGCGTCGACTCGGGGTCGTCTTGGACCTGCAGGGCGATGTCATGCAGGCTGCGGCCGGTAGGGAATCGGACGTCCTCGTAGCCGGCGAGCGGTTGATAGGACGACCATTTCTCCTCGCCGCCAGACGGGTTAAGGCCCGATCCGGTGACCTTCTTCACCTCGACCCAGCTGCTATCCGATGGCTCCGGCACCAGCATGGTCTCGGCACTGATGCTGATAGAGACGAAAACCGTCGTGCCGTTGGGCAGCGGAATGATGTTCGGCATGGTGCACCTACGTCGGGGCGCTGCCCTGGTAGGTCAGGGTGGCGGGGATGGTGTAGACGGCGTCCTCCGGGATCGCCAGGCCCTGGGCGAGCGGCTCGACCACCTGGCCGGCAAATGCGCCTTGGTCCAGGAATGAGTCCAGCGGCAGCAGCGCATTCAGTTCGGCGATTAGGCCCTCGGGGACGCTCTGCGGCTGGCCCTTCGGCGTCACCACGCTGATTTGGTAAAGGCCGCGGTACTCCACGGCATCGGTGCCCAGGTAGCGGCAGGTGGTGCTGGACGGCAGCAGGAAGGCGCGCAGGTACGGCTGATCGGCCTGCGGCTTGAATGGCTCGACGCCATACGCCACTCCGATGCCCTTCGCCGTGGCCCAGGCCGCCAGCTTGATCTCAATGGCCTGGCGCGCCAGTGCATGACTCATACGGCGTTCCTCGCTACGGCTTCCGCGACGATCCGCTCGAACTCGGCGACGGTCAGGCGGACCATGCCGTTCGGTGCCATCTGGCTGTGCCCGTATTCGAGCGGGATCGCATAGATCAGGGTGTTGACGATGTAGGCCACCTGGCCTGGCTCCAGCGCGTTCGCCGCGGCGATCAGCTTGGCTATCGTCGCGTCGCCCTCTTTGTCGGTGTCGATCAGGCTGCTGTTCGCCGGCGCGCCAATGGTGAACTGCCAGTTCGCCTTAAACAGCCCGGTATCCACCGGGCTCAGGTTGATCAGCGATTCGCCGATCTGGATCACGATGTCCTGGATGGTCTGCTCAATGGCAGCCAGGGCCTGCAGCCGGAACTGATCCAGATCCGCCTCGAAGTCGCCGGACAGGTTGCCATAGCGCGCCGTCATGTGGTGCTGCCTGCCCATGGCCTAGGCCCTCCCCTGGACCTCGTAACCGCAGTCGACGCCGGCGAAGTTCCAGGCCTCCACGTTGATCACGCGGTAGAGCACGCCGTCGAAGCGGACGGTGTCGCCGGTGACAGGCTTCGGCAGATCGCCGCCGGCCAACTGCACGGGCGACACCAGCAGCATCACGTCGCCTTGCTGGATCGCGGTGCCGTCGACCTCGTCCTGGGTGTAGCTGTAGCGCAGGCCCGAGCCGTCGTAGGCCTTGGAGCCGGTGACCGAGCCGCCGGCGACAGGGTCGTAGGCGCCGACCGTGGCCTGGGTGAGCACCAGCGCCATGCCCTTGCCTTTCGGGCGCGGCGCCAGCATGCGGACGGCCATCGCCCGGCCGCGGTCGTGGATGTCAGGCATAGGGCAGCTCGATCTTCACGGCGCCCTGGGCGTTGATGCGGCGAACCATATCGCCGTCCATCTTCACCCGGCCCTGCTCGTCCACGTCGTACATCACGATAAGGCCCAGCTCATCGTCTGCCGTCACGACCTGGCGCTGCTCGACACCATCGAGAAACACCTTCACCCCGCGGCCGATCAAGCCAGGGCTATAGCCAGGGTCTTGCTGGTCTACGGATACGCGCATCGCTACCTCCAGATGACTCGATAGGAGACCGTGCACCGGCAGTTCGCCAGGTCGGCCCAGGAAGCGCCCAGCGTCTTGTCGCCGGGATAATTCAGCCGCGCGCCGGTGGGCGACTGGAACGGCTGGTTGAAGCCCACCCGCACGCCACCCAGGGTGAAGTGGGCATGGCGGACGCGCAGGTCGCCCTTGTTGCGCCAGATCTTCTCCACGCTCACCGGGCGAACTGGGTTTTCCAGCAGCTGGGCGTGCAGGCGGTTGAAGCCAGCGTTCAGGGCTTCGTGGGCCTGGGCCTTGGCCACCAGCAGCGCGTGGGCCTTGACCTTCCGGTCGGCGTAGGCCGTGGCGATCTTCTGGACGTCAGGGGCGGCCACTGGCTTCTGCAGCTGGATGGCGCGCTCGACGATGCCGTCCAGGCGCGTGTCCCGGTCGGCCTTGGCCAGGTACTGGCGCATGCGCTCGGCGACGCCGCTGCTGAGCTGTTCACGGGTGCTGGCGATGGCCTGGGCTTCTGATGCCGACAGGCCGAGCACACCGCCAGCCCGTAGGCCGGTTCTGGAATTCAGGCGCCCTACTACGTCCAGGGCGATCTGGCGCGGCGTGCGCCCGGCGGCGCGGCCTGCTGCGGTCGTCACCCGGATGGCCTCGGTCTGCTCCCGGGCAATGGTTGCGGTCAGGTCGGTGGCGTTATGGGTCAGCCACTGCTCCGCGGCGGGCGCGTGCTGGTCGAACTGCACTCGGCGCCCGCCTGGCATCTTAATCACCACCAGGGTGCCGCCCTTGATGTAGGTGGTCCGGATCGCCTCCAGCAGCGCGGCGAAGGCGCCCAGCGCCAGGGTGGCCACCAGACCTTGGTCATCCTGCTGCGCGATCAGGCGCTCGACCTCGACGATGGTCGCTGCGTCCACCGTGGCCCGGATCTGGTCCAGATAGGCGCGCTGTAGGGCCGGCGTCATGCCATCCATCGCAGCCAGGATCTCGGCCTCGTTCACACCACCACCATGGCGGGCAGCTCATAGCGGGCGACCAGCACCGGCGCGATGATCTCGTCGATCAGGGTGATGACCGGCCGGGTGGGCGCCGCATCTGCCGCGCTGGCGTCCGGTACCGCGAACGTGGTCTCCAGCGGCCCGAGCTTCTCGCTCTTGATCAGGCTGGTTGCCACGAAGTCGGGGCTCAGGCTGCCAGGGGTCACCAGCTCACGCAGCGCGGCCTCGTAGGTGGCCTGCTCGACCTCGGCCGGGACCTCGGTGGCGCTGATGGCGGCCCCGGTGTAGTCCTGGGCGTCGGTGCGCGGCCACTCCCGGGCCTGGGCGCGCCCCAGGGCTTTCTCGCCGGGGAACAGAGATGCCCAGCGGCCGGACGGGTAGCGCTTCCGGTATCGGCCGTCGATGTAGACGGACGCCCGCAGCAGCGCGGCCAGCTTGTGGTCGTTGTCACCCACCCAGCCTGTGTTGGCACGGGCGGCGTGATAGGCGTCGGCGCCCAGCAGGGAGCCGTAAAAGTCTGCCATGGCGTCGATCTCGAATAGGTGGGCGGCGAACCGCCCGGGGTGTTACTGCGGCTGCTCGGCCAGCAGCTTTTTCAGGTCTTCCAGCTTGGCCTTGGCGTCGAACTCGACGTTCTTGGCCTGCAGCGCGGAGACGACAGCCTCGCGCTCCTGGGCTTCCTGGGCGTCGGCCAGCTTCTGGCGCAGGGTCTCGACCTTGCTATTGGCGCCGGCGTTGACGCCGAAGGCCTTGAGCTTGGCCAGCAGGTCCTGCTTCTCGATGTCTTCCACCGAGGAGCCATCGCCGTCGACCTGGCCGCCTTCGACAGTCAGCACGCCGATGCGGACGTAGTGGGCCAGGTTGACCCGGTCCTTGATGTCATCCCAGTTGTCCACGTCCAGCTTCTGCTTGGGACCGATGACGCCGCCGTCCGGCAGGCCGATGGGGGTGGTGCTGGTATTGGTGATTACAGGCATGGCGATCTCCTTAGATCCCGTCGATGTAGCGCATCTGGGTGGGTTGGCGAACGTCGACACCGCCCAGGCGGAAGATGCCGGGCACTTCGAAGCGCAGCGGACCGGCCTGGTACACAGGCAGGAAGCGATGCGGCATCGGCATGTGCATCTTCACCACCGAGGGGTCGCGGCGGTAGGCGACCATCCGCGCGGTACCACCAGCGCCAGCCTTCTCGAGGCCGCGGACGGCGCGGATGGTCAGCGGGCGACCGGTCTTGGCGGTGTAGGCGTTGTTCTGCTGCAGCCAGGCCATGATGGTCTGGGTGGACAGCTCGGTGACCATGCGGGTGGCGATCAGATTCCAGTGGGCCTGGGGGATCAGCAGGGTGTCAGCCACGACGATGTACAGCGTGCCCTGGGCCTGGCCGGTGAGCGCGTTGTTCACGTCGGCCAGGATCTTGTCCGAGGTGGCGGTCAGCCAGTTGCCGAAGGTGGCGCTACCGGCGGTGACAGCCGGGCAGTTGATCAAGCCGTAGAAACTCTTTTCGGCATCGCCGTAGAGAGCCACACGGTCGACCATCTCCTCGTAGGCACGACGAGCCGCGGAGGCCTCTTCGGCGTCGAGGTTGTAGCCCAGCATCTGGGCCTGGCTGATGTCCTCGAGGCCGTAGCCGTAGCCGATACCTGCGGTGTAAACCGAGGTCTCGAACTTCGACAGCTCGGTGCCGGCGCGAGGAATGTCGTCGGCGTTGCCGTTGATCCAGCCGGCTTTACCGTACTTGTCCGAGGAGAAGTAGGTGACCGTCTTGGCCCAGGGGTTGGCGGAGGTGTCCACCGGCACAAGCTCCGGATACTGGATATCCGGGTACACGATGGCGTTGACGCCACGCTCGATGTGCGTGGCCTGGGAGATCACGAACGCCAGGGCGGCCTGGGCGTCCAGCAGCTGAAAGGGGGCGCGCATGTTCGCTCCTTACTTGATGAAGATGTTGGCGACGGCGCCGGCCGCGCCGCTGGTGTCCCAGCGTGCGTTCGGAACAGTGATGCCACCGGTGTTGCTGAAGCCGGCAGCGCTGACGGTGACCGGGTCACCCGCCACGACCGCGACGGTCGCGGTGACGCTGATCGGGCCGGTGAGCAGGATCCGCGCAGACTCGTACTGCAGGTACCCGTTGGGGCCACCGGCAGAGCGATCGAGGACGGAGACGCCCACGAACTTGGCCGCGGTATCGCCGGCGGCGAAAGCGCGGACCGACTTGTCCGTGGTGCCCTGGAACACCGGGAGACCGAAGCCCAGGCCAGCGGCGTCTTGTACGGTGCGGGACACCAGGTCAGCGGGGGTCATGTCCGGGATGTGGCCCGGCAAGCTGGCGCGGATGTTCTCGGAATAGTTCGTCTGAATGGCAGGCATTACTGGGCACCTCCTTTCCAGGCATCAGTCAGGCGGGTCTCGTAGGCTGCCTGGCCGTTGTCGTTGGGGTTCTGGATCTGGCCGTCCTGCGTCTTCAGGTGCGTGCGCACCGGATCGCTGGAGTCCTCGACCAGGATGTCGAAGCGGGCGGTGATGTAGTCGGCGCTCTTGCCGGCCACGGCGGCGTCGCCCAGCTTGGCAACCACGGCAGCCTTGCGGATCTCGTCGTCGCTCTTGCCGCTGTAGTCAGCGTCGGCGATGACCTTGGCCTTGCCGATCAGGTCGCCACGCGCCAGGACGCGAGCATCAATCTGGGTATCGGAGAGCAGCTGGCCGCGCAGCTTCTCGATCTCGTTGTCCTTGCCAGCCAGCTCGCGATCCTTGCCGGCGATAGCTGCGGTGTGGGCGTCGGTCAGGGTCCTGACGTTGACGCCCGCGTCGGCCAGCTGCTTGGTCAGCTTTTCGATCGCCTGGGCGCCTTGGTCGGTGGTCAGCACGGACAGGCCATCGACCAAGACCGTGCGCAGAGAATCAGCCATGGGATGGCCTCCGTTGTGAGTGGGGTGCGCAGGGGTATTCGGAACGGGGCTGCGCTGGTCCCCGATCCGTAGTTGCTCGCCACCTCGCGCCCGATCGACGAGCGCCAGGTGATTCATCCGCATGCTTTCCACGTAGGCGTCGTAGGGCTCGCCCTCCGGGGTGAGGCCGTCCTCGAAGACGACGATGGCCTCCAGGCCCATGGAGAGCTCGCGGCGCCCGTCCTCGACGTCCTGGATGGCCGCGGCGTCCATGACGACCATCGGCACGCGGACGAACTCGCCATCGCGCAGCACCTCGGCGCCGGTTTGGCCCACGGCGAGCTGCTTCCAGTTGGCGGCGTTGACGTCGCCGTGGTGGCCGTTGGTCATCGGGCGGTAGGCGTAGGAGCGCATGGCGTCCTCGGCGAACACGGCTTCGGGCGGGCGGTACAGCCGGACGATGGGTATCTCAGGCTTGCCCACCTCGGTGCCGAGGTAGTCCTGGATGCCAGTGCGCGCTACCCGGGCCTCGGCCACGAGGTAGCCGTCAGTGGTTCGGCGGACAGCCGAAACCGACACGGAATCGTGCAGGAGCATGGTGTTTCCCTTGGCGCTGGGCGCCTCTTCAGATGGTAGGTGCTGGCTCGGGGTCGCCTTGGCCGTCAGCGTCTGGATCTGCCTCGCCGCCCTCCTCGTCTGGCAGCGACGCGCCGTACTCCTCCATGGCTGCCTCCAGACCGGGCAGGACGCTGTTCTCCACCAGCACGTTCTCGGCAGCCTGGGAAAGCGCGGCCTCCGGGAAAAGGCCGGTGTCCTTGATCACCTTGAGGGTGTCGCCGATGGTCTTGCCGATGGTGGCGCGCTCGGTCGCCGTGGGCTGCCAGAGGCTGTTCCAGTTGTAGTGGATCTCCGGGGGCCGGCTGCCGAGGGCTGAGCGGATCAGGCACTCATCGAGTACCGCCATCGCAGGCCGGGCATCCAACTCCTGGCCAGCCTGGATCCGGTCGTAGTAGTTGCGGAGGTCGTTGTCGCCCGTAGCGTTCATGCCGGCGGGTGACTGGCCGAGCAGGCGCGTGGCCGGAATGTCAGCGGCGCCGGCCACGGCCTGGAGGAAGCGGTCCATGATGTCTGGCAGCGTGCTGAAGTTGGCTGTCTTGGACTGGTAGTCCTCTTGGGAGTCCAGGAGCAGCGCGCCATTGATGCCCTTGGCCATGGCTGCCAGCCGGATGCGCTCCAGCAGCCGCTTCTCATACGTCGGGTCCTGAAGGCTCTGCATCAGGTCCGGGATCTTGATGATGTCGACCTTGGACTCGAACACCAGGCTGGCCACGTTGGCCATCGTGCCGTCGCTCTGCTTGATCGCCTCCATGATCGCGGTGAGCACCGAGTCGCTCCAGCCGAAGGCCTCGCCCTGCACCAGCTCGGGGTCGGCATGCTCGGCGCCCTGGAAGACCACCAGCCGCGAGGGGTGGATAGCGAGCTGGGAGCCGGCCAGGCGGTAGGCCTTGGGCTTGCCGTAGAGCGGCGACATCACGTCCCGCTCGATCTCGGTGGCCTGCAGCTGGCGCCGGCTCATTACCGTCAGGTACTTCACCCCGCCCTTGCCGATGCGGTCCGGCCGCAGCTCGGTCGACGTGTCACGGTCACCGGTGCCGATGAACACTGCGGCACCACCGAACAGGCGACCCCGGATCATTGCGGTCCGGATGTGCGCGACCAGGGCTAGGCGCTTCTCCTCGGCCTCGATGGCCTGGATCTGCTCCTTGGAGGCCTGCCACCCACGCCAGCGCCGACAGGCGTCGAGCGCGGGGATGTCGATGATCTTCCTGGGCAGCCAGCTGCTGCGGTAGGCCGCCATGAGCTGCTGGTCCGTCAGGGTTGCCACCAGGTATCCCGAATGGGACGCCTTGTCCCGCTCGGTGCCCAGGTTGGCCACGAGATTGACCAGCTTGTCGGAGAGGAACTGTTTGAAACCCATCATGCGACGCCTGCGAGGGAATACTTCGTGATCGGGTATTCCTTGTGAATGAAGTAGCCGCCGGCATCGGGCCGGTGGTCGTTGCCTTGCTTCTTGTCGGGCTCGCCGTTCTCGGCCCAGACCTGCTGCGCCAGATCGTCGGCGTAGGTCGGGCACCGGTCCGCGTTCACGCGATAGCGCCGCTCGCCCGCAGCGTTGCGGAACATCGCGTTCATGGCGTTGATGCGGTCCTTGACCGGGGGGTTAGCGCCTGGCGCCACCACGATGAACCCGGCCTGTTTGAGCAGGGAGATGTCCGTCTCGCTGGCGCGCACCGACTTGCGCGAGTCGCCGCTGGCATCCGGGTAGATCCGGATCTGGCGAGTGTTGCGGTACTCGGTCCCGGTATAGAGCCAGTACCGCTCCTTGATCTTCTGGATCATGTCCGGCGTGTCATAGCCGTTGATGATCTCGTCGACCGCGTGGGGCAGGCCCAGGCGCTTGACGTGGACGATCGCCGACATCTTGCCGACGTTGAAGTCCATCCCCACGAACAGCGGCTCGCCGGCCTGGATGGTCTCCTGGCTGCCATTGAGCTTGCGGTCATAGGCGGTGTAGATCGTGCCCGAGGTCAGGTTCACGAACTGGCCGTCGAGGTAGGCCATGATCAGCTGCTCGGGGTAGGACTCCATCAACGAGGGGATGTAGTCGTCCGGCAGGTTGAGTTCGTTGTCGAAGGTGCTGGCCTGCACCAGGCCATACAGTTCGGTCAGCGTCGGCTTGGCGCGCAGCTGCTTGACGAACTGCTGATAGACGAACTTGAAGCCCTCGGGGGTGGTGGTGACGTCCACCCCATTCTTCAGGCCGTCCACCTTGTAGCGCATCCGCGCAATGATCTTGCGCCAGGCCTGCTGGGCCTTGGCCGCCGGCAGCACATCCAGTTCATCCACCAGGGCGTGGCCGATCTTGAAGCCGACGATGGTCTGGGGCTTCTCCATGGATCGGCAGATCGTGGTGCTGCGGTACCGGCCGCCGCTATAGAAATCGACCTCCTTGTCACTCTCCTTGGTTCGGACCTTGAGACCCCAGTCGAAGGCGACCTCCTCGATGGTTGGGAAGAAGATGTCCTTGATCTGCGGATAGGTCGGGGCGAAGTAGCCGGAGTTGATCCTGGGCCATTCCCAGACGTGCTTGCAGAGCGCTGCGCCGCCCACCCAGGTCTTGCCCGAGCCGAACCCTGCCACGAACCCGCGAAACTTGTTGGGCAGCTGCAGGAACTGCGCCTGGGGCACGTTAAGCGTCGGCATCGCGCACCCTCGCGTCCACCACCTCCACCTGCACGCGGGTCGGCGGCAGATCGTCGTGCGGCATCTCGGCCTTGGTCTGGCGGTTGACGTAGACGTCGCCCACTTCCTTGGCCGCCTGCTCCAGCAGCTGGGCAGTCAGCGCCAGGTTGCGCATCCCCTCGGCCTTCTCGGCCATGCGGCTCAGGGTGCGAAGGCGGTGCGCCCGATTGGCGATTGGGATGTCAGCGGTCTCCTCGCGGAACCGCTTCCGGGTGTCGTCGAAGACGGTGCGCCACTTCTGGTGCAGGTTGCGCCCCTGGTACTTGGTGGGGTCGTAGCACTGCACCTGCTGGCGGCTCACGTCGACGCCGAACTCCTCCTTGACAGAGGTCACCACCAGCGAGGGGGTATCGAAGCAGGCCAGCGCCTGAACGATGAAGGCTTTCACATCGTTGCTCAGGGCGGCCATAGGGGTACTTCCGTCAATGTGCTGTCAATCAGGCCGACTTGAGCAGACAGGTTCCGCAGGCCCTCGCAATGTTGATTTTCTCCACCTCGGGGCGGCTGCTCGCGGCTTCCACCAGGCGCTGCACGTCAGGGCTGGCGCCATAGCGACGCACCACGCCGACGAACTCCTCGACGTCATGGCCGCGCAGCTTGAGCTTGGGCATGCCATCTCGGGTGAAGGCTGGAGCGCCGAAGCCATCCAGCTCCTGGGCGATGTGGTAGAGCTCGTGCTCGACCAGGGCGCAGAACTCGGCGTCGCTGCATTCGGCGCAGTAGTCGGCGGCCAGAGTGATGAGGAAGTCCGGGATGTCACCGAACCACTCCACCATCTGCTGCTCTGCCCTCGCCTTCTGCCAGCCACCGACGCGGAACGCGACCTGCTCGGCCTGGCCCAGCACCAGGCGGCTCGCCTTGACGAAGCCTGTCCTGGCCCAGAGGAAACCGATGTCCGAGTCGAGCAGGTGGATGTGGTCCTCGTTGCGCAGCCTTCCACCCTCCCGGACGAACGTGTCCATGGCCCATTCCCGCAGCTCGGGCGACGGGACAATCTCCGGCCATTGCGTGGTGGGTGGCTGCGGACGATCCATGGAGGCTCCTGATGCTGATCTACCAGCTGGCTTGCGGCCGCTCGTTCGCCGTGACGGCGTTGTTGTCCTACCGTGTAGGTCAGGACATGCCCGAAGCGGCGAGATGAAAATGTAATAGGCGAGGTGCAAATGCGTAGGCGGGATCAGCTTGTAGGTGTGTCGATAGCCGCGTTTGCGATAGCGGTAGTCACCCCACTCAATGGCCTTTGGTTTTCCTACCCACTGTCACTATTTTTGGGGGTACTGCAGCTGTTCAAAGCAAAACCGCAGACGCTCCTTACTTCGCCCCTTCCGGCCTATTCGCTACTGGCATTGGCGTCGGCGCTGGTATTCGTCTGGTGCGCTATCAGGATTACTCGCCTGAAGTACAGCTACTGGTCGCCTCGAAGCGTGTTGCTGTACCTGCTAGGCCTACAAAACCTGGGAACGCTGCTACTCGTTCTGGTGAACCTGGGAAGGATAGGCCCGTCGCCGTGGATGTATGTCCTATTCCAGGTAGCTTTGACTGTCGCCTACGTCGGACTTTCTGTAGCAACAGTGCTGACCGTTCGGGCCAACAAACGCTCGATGGTCGATCGCTCCCCAGGGCCGCCAAAGGAGTCCCATCTTTAACAGCTGCCAGTCAAGGCTCGTTTGCCTTAGTCGGTAATTCACTGAGCAGCCTGCTGCGTCTGTACGGCGTCTGCCGCCTTGCTCGCAGCATCAATGGCTGCTTATGCAGCGGTAGCGGCCATTGGGCATTGCTTGTGACTGGCAAAGCAGGCCACTGCTGTTTTTGGCTCCGCATATGGCCATAGATACCTCACAAGAATTGTATGGGGTTGCTCCACACCCAGAGACAAGAAACCCCGCATCAGCGGGGCTTTGGATCACAACTGAAGATTTTCCAGGTCGTCCTTCCAAGGCTTTAGCGTCGCAGCATCAAAGACCTTCTCAGAACTCTTCTTCCCGTCGAACCAGACGCAGTTAACGCCATCCTCCGGGCCCATTGGCGTGTAATCACCAGTGTCCGAGACGACCATTTTCGGGCCACCGCTCTTCAGTTGGACCAGATCACCCTTGTTGAAACCAGGCATAGCAACACTCCATTTGCGTGATAGAGGTCACATCGTGCCATTTGGTAAGACTAGTTGCTACTGCGTCCTGTCGGCCAGACGAGTCAGTTACGAACAGGCTTCCACTCAGCCATACGCTCGCTCGCACGTGCCTTGATCAGGTCGCGGGTCGCAGCATGGACAGCGTCGTCCAGGTTCATCTTCTCGCCACCCATGGCGCCATCACCGCCGGCGATCCACAGGGTGACAGGGACGCCATTGCCCTTGGCTTCATTCAGCGCCCGGGCCAGTGCCGCACGACCGGAGTCGGTGGGCGGGATGCCGGTCTCGCCGACGAAGCCGCGCAGGCCCTTGGTGGCGAAGTAGCTGTAGGCCGGGCGGAAGACCTGGCCGACCTGCTCTACCGGGAAGGCGTTCAGGTTGCCGCTGGAGTATCTACCGCTCGAACCGCCGTCGAGGTCGCCGTAGCCGTGGACCTCGGGGATCCAGTTGTTCGCCGGGTCCTTGATGCCAGCAGCGAACGAGCCGCTGACGGTTGCCCAGTTGCGCGCCGAAGCCCACTGGTTGCCGCAGATGAAGACCGGCTTGCTCGTCACCTTGCGGATGATCGGCAGCATGGCGTTCACGTCGGCCACCACCTTGGCCTCCATCGCGGTGACCGTAAGGCTGTCCAGGGCGCCGCCCGAAGCGTAGGGCTCATTGCCCAGGCCATAGCCCAGGATCATCGGCTCGTCGAACGCCGTGACCATCAAGGCGATGTGGTCGCCCAGGTCAGAAGCGCCCCAGCCGTTGGCGTCGTCGATCAGCACCTGCTCCAGGCGCTTCCAGCGACCGCCCTGCCCGGCTGCCTCGCCAGCCGGCAGCAGCGCACCGGTCTGCTTGCGCACGCCATCCGCCAGCGCGGTCTGGTTGCGGTACATGCGCCAATAGTGGTGCGGGTCGAAGATGACCAGCGCCTCGCCGTTCGAGTCCTCGCGGATCCAGCTGAGCACGGCTTTCATCTTGGCGACGAACGTCGGGTCCAGCTGGCCACCCTTGGCCGGCAGGCCGGTAGAGGTCAGCAGCGTGGCGCGCTGCAGTGCATAGGGGAACCGGATCAACCGGACGCCCAGGTCGCGCACGTAGAGACGGACGTCTGCACGGCTCGGCCATTTGAAGTGGGTCCCAGCCTCGCCTGGCAGCACCTGGTTGGCATTGGAGTGCGCAGCCAGGTTGATGCCGAGGTACGGGATGTTGCGCAGCACCGCGGGACCAGTGACCGGGTCCGGCTTCGGATCGGCCGGGGCCACTATCACAGGCGTCTCCGGTACCGGCTGCGGCGTCGGCCTGGCGTAGCGATCGCGAACGGTGGCGGGCTTGCCAACCACCTTGCCCGGGTTGGCGATGTTCTGGTCGATGGTCAGCTTGAGCATCGGATCACGGCCCACCAGGGGCTGAACCTCGTCGACCTCGAGCACGTTGACGGCCTGGCCGGTGGCGAGCTGCACCACGACCTGGCCGGCGACGATGAGCGAACTCATGGGCAGCAGCAGCGACTTGTCATAGGCGTTGATGACCTCGGTGGTCAGCGGCAGGCTGGCGGCCGGCGGCGCTGGCATTGGCTCGGGCGTCGGCTCCGGTACCGGATCAGGGGTCACGGGCTGGGCCGCGGCGAGCGCTGCCTCTATCAGGCCCTTGCCTGCGGTTTGAACATCAGCAATGGCTTGCGCGAGCTTCGCGCTGGCAGCGCCTACAGCGTCGGTCATGGTGCTCTCCGGGATAGTGGGCACCGGAATGCACTGCTCGGGCCGCTGGGGTTACGGCTTGGCGGCTTGTTGCGCCTCAGCCTTGATCACTGCCTCGGTCGCCTTGTTGGCGGCCTGCTCGGCTTTCGTTGCCGCACTCTCGACCCTGGGGCCGACCTGCAGCAGCAGCTTCTGGTTGATGTCCAGCAGCTCGCGGATCCTGGCGACGCGCGTGGCGTCCTGGCGCTCGTGCGACTCGGCGAGGATCTTGACGGTATCGGCGGTCGTCACGGCATTGTGCTGACTGCCCGCCATCCAGCTCGCGACGGCCACAGCCAGCAGCAGGAACCAGCTACCGTGGTTATCGAGCCACCGGCGGGACTTTCCTTTCTGGCGGGCCAGCTCTTGATCGGTCATGCGGTGTTCCTCTTGAGAAGCTCTGCCTTCAGCTCGGCGATCTCTTCCGTGAGGTACTGCATCTGCACTTCCATGCGGGCGATCTGCGCTTTGTTCTCGGCGAACTCGCGCACCAGGGCATTGTTGTTCTGTCGGGACTCTTCCAGCAGGCGCTGGGTCTCCAGCAGTTCGGCCTTGGTCTCCCTGTGGGATGCTCTCTCTTCGGCGAGGACGGAGTTCAGGCGCTCGCTTTCGGGCCCTTTCTTCTCGCGCCAGTGCAGAAAGAGGTAGCCGGCGCCAGCGATCACCACGAGCAGCGCCCAGGCGATCCAATCGCTGAGCCCCGCGCCGGGTCCCGGCAAAGGAGGCAGGTTGTTTGGCATCTGCCTCTCCGAAATGCGGGCATAAAAAAACCCAGCATTTAGCTGGGTTTATGACTGACAATCTAAGAACTAAGGCAACTTCGAAAATTCGCCTTTGATGCGTTGATAAATTGCGCTGCAAAGATACTGAAGGTCGTCTTGAGCGGAAGCTGGGCGTACGCGAATTTCTTCATTAGGGCTATGGAGTTCGTAGACGTACTCGTCGTGGTCTTTGTGCAGTCTGATACCTACGAAGAGGGTACTAGCGCGGCGACCATGAAGGGTCGACACACCGATACCGAAATCGACATACCGATCCAGGCCGTCAAGATGACGTTTGGAGCAGGGCTCCCACGTACCGTCGACCTGCCTCCCAAGCTCTACCTTGTTTAGCGGATCATGCCCTTCTCGACGAAGAATGTTGTCCGTGATGCCGAGATAATCCTTGAACGCGCCCTTGGTGACCGATGCTTGATCCATCAGATCATTCCAGTAACCATCCCAAGCACTTTCTTGCCTGTTAAAGGCAGTTTGAAGCTCTTCCCAAGTAGGCATATCCCTATCCCTCAGATTAATCCATCAATACCAGCCAATCTGCTTGGCGATTATTTGGGTGCTTCTTCACAGAATGAGAAAAAGCTTCCGCTAGCGGCACATTTATGTCAAGCGGCAGCTTTCATGTCCCGCAAAAGTCTCGCAACTGGCGCCAGTGCCAGTGCGTCTAGATCGTTACAGGCAGCGAAGCACGCTTGGACGAAGTCATCCCATTCCCGGTCCCAGTTGCGAGCGTCCAGCTCCACACCGTAGGTGTACTCCAAGAAGGTACGAAAAGCCTCGGGCGTGGACAGCGGATCCGGCGCCGCGCTCTGCCCGCCTTGGTGCTGGCGCCGGTACCGGTAGAGCACGGCCTTCGCTACGAACTCAGCTTTCACGAACTTCTTGGCGTACATCCGGGCGCCGCGCTGATAGGCCAGCTGGAAAACGAACTCCTCGGCAGCCTCGCGCCAGAGGTCGTTGTTCTCCGGGTGGTACATGTGGTTGCCGAAGGCGAACAGGTCAGCCGGCAGCCGATCGACCACACTGCGGACGTGGGCGCCAATGGTCTCATTCACCAAGCCGGCGACGCCACGCAAACGCTCGGTACCCTGGTAGGGGCCGACAAGCGCCAGCGACTCGCAATGGCGATTGGTGCCATCGCCCGGGCGGTAGAACGCTTTGTGCCACTCTTCTCGGGCTGAACTCAGGCGCATCGGGGATACCTCGGAAATCTGGATTGCGACTTGCGCGGCCACCTGGCGGCGCAGACAACTGCAGGCGTCCCTGCCATCTCTGCCCTGGGGCGGCTTCAAGCCACCCGCCTCCTCTGCCCGTAGATCGCCAGCATCAGGTCCTCGGGCTGGGGCAGCAGCAGCTGGAGGTACTCGGCGCAGTAGCGGTCCAGTAGGTCGAGGTACTCGGCCATCTGGGCCTGGGTGAATCCGCTGGTCTTGGCGCGGCCCACCTTGAACTCGCCGCCGGCGGGGCCAGGCATGGCCACCTTGCGGACCTCGCAGGGCCACAGGCGCGCCACCAGGATCTCGTGCCATTCCTGGGCGCTGGCGAACTGGCCGAAGCTGTCGGCCAGGTGCTTCTGGATTGCGTTGTTCCACATCCAGAGCAGGCGGTTCTGGGCGTCGCTGCGCTGACTACGGATCTCGGTGATGGCGATCTTCCGCGGCTTCGACAGGTCGAGGCCGGCGAGGAAAGACACCAGACGGTCACGGTCGGCAGTGGTGCGAATGACGTGGTCGGTCATCAGGCGGCCTCCTCCGTCATCAGCGGTACGATCCGCACCCGCACGCACGGGGTCTCGGCGTAGCGCTTGCGCACGATGGCGTCGACCACCTGTACGTCGTCCCGCCAGACCACGCCATTGAGGCCGTCGTAGATCGCCTTGATCACGTTGTCCATGTCGGGCTTGGTGGTCGGGAACACCTGGCCGGCGACGGCCTGGGCCTTCCACTTTTTCGACTTCGATTGAGGGATCGGCAGCAGGATCTGCAGCTCGACCATGACCGGGTGCGGGATCAGGTCCCGGCCAGCCATGGCGAGCTGCCCGGCGTGGGCGATCAGGCCCTCGTAGCTCTTGGTCTTCTCGGGCGTGAACATGCGGGCATGAGCGCCCACCTTGCCGATGCGCGGGCGGCCCTTGCCGACGGGCTTGCCGGGCACCACGAATTCCACCGCGGCGAACTCACGCATGATCCTGCTCCTTGGCAGCCTGGCGCGCCGGGGCGGTGTCGCCGTGCAACGGCATCAGGTGGCGCTCTTCGACGAAATCCCAGCCGCCATTGCAGTTGACGACCACCACCCAGGCAGCGCCCTGGCCCTTGCTGACCCACCAGGCGCCGTCAGGCCCGATGAACTGCTCGCCGGGCGTGGTACGGAATCGCAGCTCGACGATCAGGCCGACCAGGCGCGGCGACACGCAGCAGCCGGTCACCAGGGCCAGGTCCTCTGGCTTGAAGTCACGCATGGTTGTCTCTCCGGATACGCATCTTGGCCAGCAGCATGGCGCGGGCTTGCGCGGGGTCGCTGGGAATGCCTTGGGCTTGCATAAGGTCCCGCGCCTGCTGGTGGCTATGGGCGAACTGCACCTGCATTGGCGACTTGTGCTCGTGCTCGATGCCGAGCGGGATCGTGTCCTCAAGCGGCTTGCCCATGACGGCGCGGGCCCGGACGATCGAGTAGTTCCGCGCAAAGGTCTTGCGCAGAGCCTTGTTGTCCGGCCGCGCGGTGCGCAGGTCGTAGGTGCCGGTCTGCTTGGCAGCGACGCGCACGGCGTCGTGCTTGTACTCGCCGCGGAGCGCCTGGTCCCAGGCCTCCTCCTCGGTGGGCAGGCCAGGAACTTGGAGACAGAGAGCCCGGAAGACCGGTGCCGGCGGCGGCCAGTCGAACTCCTCGCCCTTGTCCACCAGCAGGTTCAGGCCGTTTGCCAGCTGCTGCCCATTGAGGCCCGCTAGTACCGTCGCCCAGGCGCTGTCCTGGTCAGCTTTCACGCCAAAACTCGACGTCCAGCGGTGGCCGTACATCTCCGCCATCTTCAGCCACAGGCGATCCAGCAGCTGCTCGGGCAGCTTCTCGATCTGCGATGGCTGCTCGGACCTTGTCGACGGCCGAGAGAGAGCTTTGTCTACGAGCTGGGCCGCTGTGGGAGCGGTCTTGATGGGCTTCTGGCTGAAAATGTCGTCCGGGGTGGGCTTGTGCATGGCGGTGCTCCCGTTTCAGATGCTGGGCGAGCGCGTGCTCCCAGCGGGCTTGGGTTCGGTGTTCGTCAGGGTTGGCGATCCAGAACGACCGGAACTCGAGGAGCTGGTCGGGATGGATCTGTACGCCGGCCATGGCGTTCATCGTCAGCGTGGCCTTGAAGGTCTGCGGGTTCGGCTCCCAGTCCGCCGTCATGGCGAACCTGGTGCGGGAGTCGGTTGCGCACGCACGCGGTGATGGTGGTGGTGTATTACCGGACTCCGGAAGTAGGTTGCTGCTAGCGGGTTGCTCAGAAAATAACCCGGTTGTAGCTCCTCCCTCCTCCTGGCTAGAACCCTCGCCGTTGCTGGGTTCTGGCTGGTTTTTGCTCGGTTGCTGCCCTGGTTGTAGCTCGGTTGTAGCTCGGTTGTAGCTCTTTTGGGCGGACTGATCCGTTCGGGCGTGGGGGAACTCGAACACCAGGGGCCCGATGACCTTTACCGCACCGATCTTCTCCATGCGGCGCACGGCGGATCGGTACTGTTCCCGTGTGATGGCCTTCGGTGCCGGACGCCCAGGGATGGGGTCGACGGTGAAGCCTTCGCGCAGAACGATCTCGTTGATCTTGGTCTGGAGCCCAGCAATGCCCGATGCGAAGTCCATGCGGCGCTTCAGGGCCACGTAGAGCTTCAGCAGCTCCGCCGGCTCGCCAGCGAACAGGGCCCATTCATCATCGTTGACCAGAACTGCGGTCATGACTCAATCCCAGCCCAGGGGTCCTGGGCGCTTTTTCTCAGCCTTCAGCCCCAGCTCCGCCAGGGTTTCGAGTGAGCGCAGGTATTCGGCGTTGACCACCACCGCAGAAACCGGGACGACTTGAAGTCCCAGGAGCGCAAACAGCTTTGCCCAGCGCTCTATCTCGCCTTCCTTCCAGCGCGACACGGTCGATTCGGACAAGCCAATTGCGTCCGCGACGGTCTTCTGGCCCACCGACACGAGTCGCTGCAAGACGAGGGATTCGATCTCCCGTGCCCTTGCAGATGGGTCTTGGCTTAATGCGGGTGTGCTCATGGTCAGGCCGCCGGTTGATTCACTTCCGGCTCGACGAAGCGCTCGGGATAGAGGATGTGAATCTCAGTGAGATCCCCCTCGAATACACCGCAAAGCTTCTCGGCCAGACCAGCGGATGGCCGCTGAACGCCTCTTTCAACTCGGGAAAGGTTCCCGGTATCGATCGCCTCGCCAGCAACGCGAAGTCGATCAACCACATCTGCCAGTCTCCAGCCCTTCTGGATCCTGGCTTTTTTCAAAGGAGTCATGGGATGACCTCTTGCCTGGACATTGGAGATTTGGATTCTGCGCACTGCGCAGATTATTTGCAAGTCAAATCTGCGCAGTACGCTTTGCGCAATACGCAGCCCGAGCAGAACATTCCGCTCATGGAAATCGGCGACGTAATCCGCCAGGCCCGGAAGAAGAAAGGCCTGACTCTTGAGCAGCTTGCGCACCAGGTCGGTACCGACACTGGCAACCTGTCTCGCCTTGAACGCGGAAAGCAGGGTGCAAGCCAGGAGCTGCTATCAAAGCTGCTCGGGGCCCTAGGGCTCTCGCTCAGCCTCGCGCAAACGGACCAATCCAACGCAGATCCAGGGCCCTCTCTGACAACCCCCTTCCGGTCAGTGAAGATCGCCGGGACAGCCCAGCTCGGCGCCGAGGGTTACTGGACGGCACTCTCGCCCAGTGATGGCCACGTCGATATCCCGACCCGGGACAAGGACGCCTATGCGCTGCGCCTGCGTGGCGACTCGATGTCCCCGGCGATCCGCTCTGGGTGGGTGGCAGTGTGCGAGCCGAACTCCCAGCTGATCCCAGGTGAGTACGTCCACATCAAGCTCAAAGGCTTCGATGGCGAGGGCGAGAGCATGGTCAAGGAGCTCCTCTATGCCAATGAGGAGGAGATCAGCGTGATGTCGATCAACGACGCCTTTGGCCGGCGGACCCTGGCCCTGGCCGACATCGAGTACATCCACCCGGTGCCGTTCATCGTGGCGCCGAGCAAGATCGTGCAATAGTTTCAGGAGGATTGATGGCCGAAATAGACCAAAGAGCCATCTTGCGTGATATCGCAATGGCGCTCGTTGACGTGTCTGAGGCGAATGGCTGCTCTCTAGACGCTCACCTAGCGCTCCTAAACACGCTCGGCCCCTCCGGCTTGCTCGGAAAAAAAGAGGATGGCAAGTTTCCCTATGTGGAAGCGCTGAAGGCTCAGCACAGCGCCATCCACGACCTAAATGAGCGGATCATCGCCTTGCTCCAATCCCTGGAGATAGACGGCGTGGCGGGTCGCCTAAATCCGCAGCCCTCCTCGCCTAGCGACGAGCGCAGTTGATGGACGATTCCAATGGGAAAGCGCGGCTTGACCCGATAAAAGATGCCGCACGCAAAGCTAAGATATTCAGCTTTGAACGCAACTATAATGCGCCTACACCTGACGAACCTGCCGCATCTGCATCCGGCCGAGACAGGAAGCACATGGATCATCAATCGGCACCAGCCCCCAGCGCGCTCAAGATCTTCCTTTCGAGCACTCTCCCCATCATGTCCACGATTGTCGTCGTCGCATGGGTCGTTTATACGCGCCTGGACGACTCTGTCGGCGACACCCGAAAGGAGTTGGCTGCGCAGATCTCCACCACCGAAACACGGCTCGGTGAGCAGCTGAGGGTCAGCGATGCGAAGCTGCAAAGCTTTCGTGATCGAACTGAAGACACCTCTAGGCAGATGTTCAAGGAGCTTGCCGATCTGCGAGTTCGGCAAGTCCAAGTGGAAGCGAAACAGTAAGTAAAGCCCGGTCCCGCACCGGGCTTTCTGTATCTACCGCCCACCCCGCTATCTGCACAGCCCGTCACGTTCTGCGCCCCAGCAGGATCCAGTGGCTAGAATGACTGCTTCGACGACATGGAGGTGCTTTGTGAAAGCAATTCGATTGATGGCTGCAGCGTTCGCATTTGCTGCTCTTGGCGGATGCGTTACCCCCCAGCCACCGCAGACCAGAATGTTTTTCCCCGTCTCCGAGTACGAAGGCCTCCCCCGTGCGGGCACCGGCGTGGTCGAGGGGCAGGTCTTCATGAAAACCGTCGGTGGCGACGTGAAGTATGGCGCAGGTTCAGAGGTGCTCTTGAACCCGGTCACCTCCTATTCGGAGGAGTGGTATCGAGCGACCTTCATTCGGCATGTCCCATTGAGCCCTGCCGACACCCGGCAAGATCAGTACATCCGTACCACCCAGGCGGACGGCAATGGCAACTTTCGATTTGCTGGTGTTCCTCCAGGGGAATACTACGTACTCTCTGACGTGTACTGGCAGGCGCCGACCCAATTCGGAATGTCCACGCAGGGCGGCCTTGTAGCAAAGCGAATCTCCGTTGAAAACGACCAGACTGCCCGTGTAATCGTCACCCCGTAGTTACCCCTTGATAGCCGAAGCCCGCCAAGCGCGGGCTTTTTCACGCCTGGAACCTTGCCGCTTCGCCCTGTGTCGCATACTGTATATTTGAACAGTGTCACAGAGAGGAGATGCCCTATGTCCCGCCGCAATACCCCTGCAATCGCCGCCCAGTCCATGACCACCAGCTATGAGCGCCTGTCACGCCGGATCAATGCCCATATCGCCGAGCCCCATGCCCAGCTCGAACAGCGGTGCACCGTCAGGCGCCTAGACACGGACTGCGACGACGATTGGGAGCGCGTGCTGGACGAGATGCGGGAGGTCGACATCATCGAGGTGACGTGTCGAGGGGATGACGTGGAGTTCGCCTGGAAAAATCCAGAGCTGAATGGCTAGCCCTACCCCTTAAAAGAAGCCCGCCGAGCGCGGGCTTTTTCATGCCCGCAAAAAACTGAGAATTTGCTGATTCTGCGCTTGACGCAGATTGTCCTTCTGCGCAAAATGCAAACCATGAACTGCGCATCACGCAGATTCGGGCAGCTCCACCGCCCCTGCTCTTTCACAATCCGACGCAACAAAGAAACCACAGACCGCATTGCCTCTACGGCGACCGGCAATCAGACAGGCCCGAAAGCCTGCCCACGCGAAGGCGACCCCGACGGGGCGACCGGGACGGCTGATTGAGGGCACCAGGCCCGCTCCGCGAGAGCGACCCGTATGCAATGCGATGGGAAAGCATCACTTCAGCACCTGGGCAACCGGGTGCTGCGGGATGACAACCACAGCCCTGGAGGGCATGACCATGCAGCTATACACCCGCCAGGACGGAATCCTGAAGCTGAAGCAAGAGCGACTCGAAGCGTGCAAGGCCGCAGGCGTGATCGTTCTGGGGCTCGGTGAAAGCCTGCCTAAGGACGGAATCCTGATTGCAGACTGCCGCCCGCGGCGATTCATAGGGGGCCGTGTCCTTGAGCGGGACCCTGCCGCAACCATGCTTTACGTCGGCGACGTTTTCAGGCCAGCAAAGACCTACTACTTCGAAAGCTTCGAGAGGGCGCTGAAAAAGGCCCAGCGACTCGCCGCCTGAGCATCACTGGCTGGCCTTCCGACGAGGGCCAGACGGGATGCAGAGACGGGACGTCGCGCCGGCTAGCAACGCCAACAGGGGCTGGCACTGCATCACCCATTCCCGCGCCGTCCGGCGCACACCCGAGACCCTACCCATGACCCTCGCTATCCAGCATGAGCGGGCGCTCGAGTGCGCCCACGAGCAGGTGCTCCAGCTCGAGCACGACATCGACACCGGCAACCCCAGCACCATGCTGGCCTTCGCCATCCACTGCGACCTGCAGATCGACCCACAGCGCCAGGTGGTGCTGCTGGAGACCCTGGCCAGCATGCGCGATCGCCAGTTCAACGAGGCCTACATGGTCCTCGCCAGCATCTGTCTCCCCCTCGCGAAGGAGCTGATGGAGTGGCGCCGGGTGCTGCTGGCCGAGCACGAACCTTTCTTCACCGCCGAACTGGCCAAGCGCCGCAAGGAGGCAGCATGAGCACCGAACAGGAAGTAGCTCAGCGGATGGTCGAGATGTGGATCGCTCGCATCCCCGCCTTCGGTGACGGCATCGCCGAGGGCATGAACGAGATGGCCTATGCCCTGGGCGCCATCGACGACCGCGCCCACGACCACAACCGGGTGCGCATCTCCCAGGAAGTGGCCAAGGTCTGGGCCAAGACGCAGGGGGCTGCGGCATGACCACCGCCCCCGTCCCCGCCATCACCGACGAGCAGGTCGCCGAGGCCGAAGCGCGCCACACCTTGCTGCTGCGCGCCAGGCAGTCCCTGCCCGAAGCCCTGGGCCTGCCGCCGGAGACGCGGCTGATCGACACCCCGATCCGCTCCCCGATGATTCGCCGGCCTGGTCGGCGCTGGTCGGTGGAGGTGGCGTCTTGAACATCGTCACCATCCGCGCCAGCTCGCTGGCCGAACTGTTCGACTGCCCGGCGCGCTGGGAGGCGAAGCACCTCCTCGGCATGCGCAGCCGCTCCAGCGGCGCCGCGCACCTGGGCACGTCGATCCACGCATCCACCGCTCTGTTCGATCAGGCGACCATGGATGGCGCGCCGATCAGCGCGGACGACGCGGCCGGCCTGTTCGTCGACACGCTCTACAACCCCGAGCACGAGGTCGACTGGGAGGACAGCGGGCCGAAGCAGGTCGAGCGCATCGGTCTGACGCTGCACAGCCGTTACTGCGCCGACATCGCGCCCACCCAGGACTATGTCGGCATCGAGGTGACGTGCGAGCGACTGGAGATCAGCGACCTGGGCCTGGCGCTCACCGGTACCACCGACCGCATCCGCCGGGTCGACGGCGAGCTCGGCATCAGCGACCTGAAAAGCGGCGCCCGCGCCGTGGGCTCCACCGGTGTCGCGGTCACCGCCGGCCACCGGCCGCAGCTCGGCGTCTACGAGCTGCTCGCCGAGTTCGCCATCGGCCAGCCGCTGACGGCGCCCGCCGAGATCATTGGCCTCAAGACCGGCGCCGGCCCGTGCGTAGGCCGCGGCGAGGTCACCGGCGCCCGCCAGGCCCTGGTCGGCGATGAAGATAACTCTGGCCTGCTCCAGATGGCCTCTCGCTTGATTCATGGCGGCCTGTTCTACGGCAACCCGAAATCGGTGCTGTGCTCCGCACGGTACTGCCCGCGCTATCCCACCTGTCCCTACAAGGGGTGACCCCATGAGCAACACCTCCACGCTGCAGTCGCTGCAGCAACGCCCGGCGCGCGAGCAGATGCCGGTGTCCATGAGCTTCTTCAATCTGGAAGGCTTCGAGCTGATGCAGCGCATCGCCAAGGCCTTCGTCCAGTCCGACCTGGTGCCCAAGCAGTACCAGGGCAATCTGCCAAACTGCCTGATCGCCCTGGACATGGCCCAGCGTATCGGCGCGAACCCGCTGATGGTGATGCAGAACCTCTACGTGGTGCACGGCACCCCGAGCTGGTCGAGCAAATTCCTGATCGCCACGGTGAACACCTGCGGCCGCTTCAGCGCCCTGCGCTACGAGTGGAAAGGCGAAGCGGGCAAGCCTGACTTCGGCTGCCGCGCCTGGGCCATCGAGAAGGAGACCGGCGAGCGCCTCGACGGTATCTGGGTGACCTGGCAAATGGTCAACGCCGAGGGCTGGGCCAGCAAGAGCGGCAGCAAGTGGAAGACGATGCCCGACCAGATGTTCGTCTACCGCGCCGCAGCGTTCTGGCAGCGCGCCTACGCGCCGGACCTGGGCATGGGCCTGCAGACCGAGGAAGAGGTCCGCGACGTCTTCGACGCCAAGCCTGATGCCGGCGGGAACTACGCGGTGGATATCGACGCCCTGCGCCAGGCTGAGGCCGCGCCCCGGAACGTCGATACCGCGACCGGCGAGATCCTGGACGCTGAGCCGGAGAAGCGTGACGAAAAAGCCGAATCGGTTAACACCGAGGCCGAAAAACGCGACAAATCGGCCGAAAAGGCTGACACCAGGGCGGAAAAGGCTGACACCAGCGCCGCCCAAGACGACACCGACGACTTCAACATGGAGTGATGGCCATGGCCAGCCGGACCGTAGAGGAGCTGTTCGACCGCGTCGAGCAGTTCACCGCCCTGCTGGCCGCCGCTGAGGACGGCGCGGATACGGACTGGGAGATCCAGTTCACCACCGACATCCGCGACCAGTTCAAGCGCTACGGCGCCCACACCTACCTCAGCGACGCCCAGCTGCAGTCGCTCAACAAGATCGCCCACCAGTAGGAACCCGCCCTATGAAACCGGAACACCGCGCCATCATCGACAACGCCAAACGCCACGGCTGCATGCCCTCGGAGCTTGCCCACGAGCTGCTGGTGCACGACCTGGTGGAGATGGCTCGCTTCGAGCTGCACAACCTCAAGGCGCCCTATCACAAGCTGAACGAGGGCCAGCAGCAGGAGGTGATTGACCGCCTGACCGAAAAGGCCGAGGAAGCGGTCACGATCGCCGTCCGGATCATCACCGCCCGGGGCGCCGCATCGGTGCCGATTGAGGTGCGCGCGATCAAGGTCGAGGCCAAGGCCCTGACCGTGACGGCCAAGGTTGATGCCACCGCGCCGGACAAGCACGAGCTGACCGACTCGGCCGGCAAGCTCTGCCTGCTGGTGCTGGCGCCGGACGATTACCGCGAAGGCCTGGACGGCATCCAGCCTGACCGCGACCAGTCGGACCTGCCGCTGGCAGCGGCCGATCTGCTGGGCAGCCCGGAGGAGCTGGAGAAGCGCCTGGGCGGTGGTGGCGAGCGCGATGACCTGGAAGAAGACGCCCTGCTGGAAGAGGCCACCCGCTTCGTCATCGGCAGCCGCCGAGCATCGATCTCTGCCATCCAGCGCGCGCTCAAGATCGGCTACAACCGCGCCGCCCGCCTGGTCGAGGCGATGGAGGTTGCCGGGACCGTCTCGGCGATGGACAGCACCGGCGGCCGCGAGGTGATTGCGCCGGCGCCAGAGGTTGGCGCGGTGGACGGCCAGGCCGACGAGGCCGAGCCGGAAGACAATGAGCCGGAGGAAGTGGCCGCTGCGCACCCCGCGGCCTACGGCGTGGTGCCCTACACCGACGTCTGCGCCGTCCTGGCCCGCGCCACCCCGGTGGTCACCATCGACTACCTACAGAGCCGGTTCGCCATTGGCAGCGATGCCGCCCGCGCCCTGGCGATTCGCCTGCTCGATGACAAGGTCATCGCCGTCGATAGCGAGGCAGAGAACCCGCTGCACAACACCTACCGCGTCACCAAGGACCTCGACGAAGTCGTCTCGATGGAGTAACCAGAATGCTCATCACGAACATCACCGCTACCAACGTCCAGGGGCTGCGAAATGCAGCCCTTGTCGTATCTGAGCCCCTGCTGCTGGTGTCCGGTGACAACGGCGCCGGCAAGTCCAGCCTGCTGGACGCCATCAGCATGGCGTTCACCGGCCAGCCGCGCCGGGTGTCCCTGAAGAAGGAGCTTGACCGGCTGGTTACCGAAGGCGCCAAGAAAGGCGAGGCCCACGTCGCCTACGTTGATGCTGCCGGCGAAAGCCAGACCGCCTGGATGATGCTGCCGGGTGGTAAGTCGGTGGTAATTCCCGATGCGCCGTTCCTTCCCTTCGTGCTGGAGGCCGCGCGATTCGCGGCCCTGGATGGAAAGGAGCGCCGGAAAGTCCTGTTCGACCTGACCGGTGCGGGCGCCGGCGCTGCCGAGGTGGCCCGCCGGCTGGAGGCCAAGGGCGCCGACCTATCGAAGTTCGAGAAGGTGAAGCCCCTGCTGCGCGGCGGCTTCCCGGCCGCCGAGGCCCAGGCCAAGGAATATGCCGCGGAATCACGCGGCGCCTGGAAGGCGATCACCGGCGAGAACTATGGCAGCCAGAAGGCCGAGACCTGGGAGCCGGAGCTGCCGCCCACCACCGTCACCGAGGAGCAGATCGCCGAGGCCGCCAAGGCCCTGGCCGACCTCGACGGCGACCTAGCCGAGGCGCAGCAGACCCTGGGCGGCCACAAGGCCAATGCCCAGGCCGCGGCGCAGCGCCAGGCTCACATGGCCCAGATGCGCGAAACCGCTGACCTGCTGCAGCGCCGCCAGGAGAAGCTCGGCGCCGACCAGGCCCGGGTGGATGAATGGACCCCGAAGGTAGCCGAGGCCCAGCGCGCCGCGGCAGGTGAGCCGGCACATGACCCGCTAGCCTGCCCGCACTGCCAGGGCCGGGTGCTGATTGAGCGCGGCCGGCTAGTGGCCTATGTGGCGCCGGAGAAGGTCGCCGACCCCGAGGCCGCCCGCCGCCTGACTGAATACCAGGGCTATCTGCAGAGCGCCCAGCGCGCCGTGGCGAACAGCCAGCGTGACGTCGACCAGGCACGCCCCGCGGCCGAGCAGTTGGCCAGCCTGGAACAGCAGGCCGCCGCGGCACCGGACGCCAAAGCCATGGAGAACGCCGAGCAGGCCATCACCGAGATCCGGCAGCAGCGCGACAAGGCCCGGGCCAAGCACCAGGCGCTGGTGGGGGCCCACGGCGCCATCGCCGGTCGCGACGTTGCGATCGCCATCGCCGCCCAGCACCATGCCGATGTCGTGGCCTGGTCGCTGATAGCCGAGGCCCTGGCGCCCACCGGCATCCCGGCCGAGATCCTCGCCGGCGCGCTGGACCCGTTCAACGAGCTGCTGGCGGCCCAGGCCGCGGTGGCCACCTGGCAACCGGTGGTCATCACCCCCGAGATCGACATCACCTACGGCGGGCGCCTCTACGGACTGCTCTCGGAATCGGAAAAGTGGCGCGCCGACACCCTGCTGGCCATCGCCATCGCGCGGCTGTCCGGCATCCGTCTGGTGCTGCTGGATCGCTTCGACGTTCTGCAGCCCACCGCCCGCCCACAGGCGCTGAAGCTGCTGCTGGCCCTGACCCGCTCCGGCGACCTCGATAGCGCGGTCATGGCCGGGACGATGAAGGAGCCTATGGCCAAGGTGCCGGCCGGCCTCCAGCAGGTGTGGATCCAGGGTGGCGTCATCACCAACCAGGAGCGGGCGGCGGCATAGCCTACCGCCTCAACTGATCAATCCGCCGATCAACGATGCTTCAGCAAAATAAGTTTGAACTCGTTATTGTGCGGATTATTATCAGCCCAGCCATTCATGTCTAAATATTCTTGCAACACTGCGTCTTTTGATTTTGCCGCAAGCAAGTGACAAAGATAGAAGCATGCTATTCCGATATTAAAAGACTTAATATCCTCATCCTGGTGTTCTTTCATCGCACAAACATCTGCTGCGAGGCGGCAGATACCGTCCTCATGCATAGTCAAAGAAGCTGCTAGCATACCAGCATTGTCGATACCAAGTAGCAATAGGCGCTTCAACTGCTGAGTAAAATCTCTTTCGCCAACAACATGATTTAGCGAGTGGCCTGTCGCCTCACATAGAAGAGCATCAGATCGCAGAGATGCCTTGTTTGTTGAAATGAAAGCCGCGTAGGACACAGCGTCGAGCTTTATATCTAACTGGCCGAGGTTAATCTCCCGACCAACCTTCTCAGAATACCTTTTGATGTCTTTGCGAACTGATGAAAACTCTAAATCCGCTAGCTCAAGCAATCCTGCAAGCCTAGAAAATTTTCGCCTGATCGGCCCAGGTATGACTAGCTCGCTTTTATAGCCAATATCGTGCTCGATTTCAGCCCAAGCGTGCTGGAGAATGGAGCGCACTTGAAGCTCAAACTTTAGGTTAGATATCGAAGTGTATTCCTAAAACTTTGCCCTGCTAGAAGAGATTTTAGCAACATAATGAAGCGACATATACCCGAATCTGTCAGGATCCATAGCCAGGCGCTTATCAATACTATTAGCTTTATCGATATCAAACTCTTTTTTAACAAGAGCAGCTACCGCATCGACATCATCTTGGTAGTGAGTAATTACTCTTATACCTGCCAGATCAGTAATTTCTGACAAACTCTGATATTTGCCTTTTTTCTCAATTTTTCTCTCTAAACTCGCCCGATCCTTACAACGAAAGGCTATTGAATGAACGCCAATGCCTTTCGCATCTAGAAGCCGCCCGATGAGAGAGGCGACCGACTCACACAGATAGGTATATGACGAACTTCGCTCGTCATATTCCTTCAGTATCAAATTTGTCATGTCCGAGTTCATTAACGAGCATCCCTAGCTTCAGATCGATTCCGCGCTATCGGCCTCGCTCGCCTTAACTTAAGTCCAACGAAAGGAAACCGAACATGACCGCATTCCAGCGGCGGGCCTCGCTCGGCTCGGAGAAGCCGCAGCGTATCGTCTGCCAGTTCAGCTGCGGTGCTGCATCCGCCGTGGCAACCAAGCTTGCCCTGGCCGAATACGGTGCCACCCACGACGTGCAGATCGTCAACGCTTTCCTGGCCAATGAGCACGAAGACAATCGGCGGTTCGCCCAGGACTGCGAAAGGTGGTTCGGCCAGCCGATCACCGTCCTGCGTGACGAGAAGTACGGCGCCGATGTGCTGGAGGTATTTCGCCGGGAGCGCTACATGAAGGGCCGTAAAGGCGCGCCCTGCACAAAGCTCTTGAAACGGCGCCTACTTGATAAGTGGAAGCAGGCTGGGGATGTAATGGTGCTCGGTTACACAGCCGAGGAGGCCGACAGGCTCGACGACTTCCGCGAGCGCAATCCGGACCGCCCAGCGATCGCGCCCCTGATCGAGTGGGGCCTGGGCAAAGAGGACTGCAAGGCGATGATCCAGCACGCCGGTATCGAGCTGCCGTTCATGTATCGGCTGGGCTACGAGAACGCGAACTGCATCGGCTGCGTGAAGGGTGGCGAGGGCTACTTCCGGGCTATCCGCGAGGACTTCCCGAAGCAGTTCGAGGCGCTGTGCCAGATCCAGGATGACCTGGGTCCTGGCTCCTACCTATTTCGGGACAGGGAAACAAACGTCCGCTACTCGCTGCGCGACATTCCGCCGGGCCCCGTCCGCCGCAACGAGAAAATTCCGTCTTGCTCATTTTTCTGCGAGCTCGCCGAGGCCGAGTTCGAGGTTATTGCCAGGAAGGCCTAA